GCCGAAACGCCGTCGATCTTGTCCGCTGCGTTTTCCTTGTCGGGCTTCACGTTCCCGGCCGCGTCCATGGCTACAGTGAGATTATCCACCATCCACTCCATGACCGGGTTGCCGCCATGCTGCAGCAGCGGGCGGCCGCGGCGGCCCTTCAAGACCAGCCGCTGCATTTCCTTCATAGCCGGGCTCATGGTGACGAAGCCCTGCGGAACTTTCACCATGGCCACGTCCGCGGCCAGGAGGTCGTTGGTGATCTGCGTTGCGTTCCAGCGGTCGATTCCGATGGACGCGATTTCGAACCTGTCCCGGTCCTGCACAATCTGGTTTCGGATGAAATCGTAATCGGTCACGTCGCCCGGGGTGGTGGTGAGCCACCCCTGCGCTACCCACAGCGAGGCGTTGCCGGCCACCCGTTTGTCCAGCTCCTCCACGTTTTCCTCGGGGGTCCAGAAACGGAACAGGCAGTCATAGCCGCCGCCCTCCTGCGGGAAGATGTAGGCCAGCGCCGTCACGTCAGACACGCTGGCAAGGTCCAGACCGCCGAAGCACAGCCGCCCCTCCAGCTCGGATTCTGTGAGCAGGTGCCCCTTGTTCTTCCGCCAATCCTCCAGCCGGATATACTCCGTGGTCTGCTTGGTACGGATGCCCAGGTGCAGGCGCTTGAACGTGGCCAGGTTCACCGGGGAGTTGCGGGCCTCGTTGGCCTGCATCTGAATGAATTCCTCGGTGGGGCTCATCCCGTACCCGGGGTTAGCCGCCCGCCATGTGGCCTCCGCGAAGGGGTCCGCGTTGCGCGGCACACCCCACACCACCCCGTAAGTCGTCTCGTCGGTGAACAGGCCCTTGGCCAGCTGCTCGATGTAGTGCCGCTTGCGGTTGTAGATGCTATTGGGCTTGCCGTCGTCGGCGGTGGTGATCGTCATGACGAGCGGCTGGTGCCGGGCGCCGGTGCCCGTCTCGATCGCTTCCACCAGGTCGGGCTTCTTGTGCAGGTGGAGCTCGTCCACGATCGCGCCGTGGATGTTGGCGCCGTGTTGCGCGTCAGCCGAGGAGGCGACCACGGAGAACTTGCTGCCCGTGCGCGGGTGGATGATGCTGCCGGCCAGCGGCCGCAGCTTACCTTTCAGCCCGGGCGCGCGCTCCGCGAGCTGCTTCACCGGGTCGAAAGCGAACTTGGCCTGATCCCGGGTCGTGGCTGCAGCCACCACCTGCGCACCGGCCTCACCGTCCGCGGCCGTCAGGTAGAGGGCGATGCCCCCGGCGATCGTCGTCTTCCCGTTCTTGCGGGGAACATCGACGTACAGCTTGCGGATAATCCGGCACCAGTTGCCGCGCTTGTTCAGGCGCACCCATCCGAACACGGGGGCGATGATGTAGGCGACCTGCCAGGGGTCCGGGGTGAGCGGCTGCCCGGCCATTTCGCCTTGCGTATGGCGAAGCACCTTGAACGCGGCCAGCACTTTGTCCACGCGCTCGAAGTCGAACACGGCGCCCCGGGCCTTCCGCGGCTCCGGGGTCTTCACCATGGGCGGGCAGTCGGGCATTGGGATGCCCCGGCAAATCAGATACCAGGCCACCTCGGGACTGATTTTCAGCTTCCGCAGGACGGCCGCCGTAGGCATACCGAAGGCCTGCCCGGTAGCCGCCGGCCTGCGGGGCGCCCGGGGGGCCCGCGGCTTAGAAGGGGTTGTCGCTGTCGCCATTGCCGTCGCCTGCGCCCGCGAGGTTCTTCTCAGCGGCCGGGGTGATGCCGTACTCGGCACACCACGCGCGGAACTCCTTAGACGCCCGCTCCTCGATTCCTACCCATGGGGCGGTCACGATGCCCTGTGAGTTTCGGCCGAGCATACCGGCGTCCTTCCGCTTCCGCACGGCGTCCCGCCAGCGCGCGAACGTCTCACAAAGGACTTCCAGGCTGGGGGCGTCGATGGGTTTCAGCAGCCCCATTGTGCCCAGCTGATCCACCACCCTGTCCCAAAGCCAGGCCGCGTCCGGGGACAGGTCAGCGGGCTTCTCCAGTGCCACCGCACGGTCGAACTTCGGCGTCTCCGGGATGGGCCGCCCGGCAGAGTCCTTGCCCTCGCCCCGGCCGGTGAGCAGCCGCAGCCCGGGGGGCGCCGCCTTCCTGCCCGCGTTAGCTGCCGCTACCATCGTCCTCGCCGCCTTCCAGAGTTTCGAGGGTGGCCTGCGTTTCCTCCATGGACATCCGGCCGGCCGCCCGCTTCTTGTCGCCTTTCAGGAACACAAGAACATCCTGGTGCGTCCGGGACAGTGTACGTGCCGCGACGAACTGCTTAGCCGCGTGGAGCCGGATGCTGCCTACCGGGGTGAGCAGGATAGCGTCGTTGTGCAGCACCATCCCGGCGTCCGCGGCCGCGCCGATCATCAGCGAGCGCATATCCATGAGGGCGCCCTTCTTGTCGCGCACCCCGCCCACGACGAACACCGCGTAGGAATCCTGCCGCAGGCACCGGGCCGCCTCGGCTACGTTGCGGTACATGGCGGCGTCGAATTCTTCCTTGGACATGTTCGACAGGTCCCGCGGGTCCGCGCTGTAGGTTTCGAGGTCGTAGTAGGGCGGGCAGCCCAGGATCATGTCGTAGGCCTCGGCCTCCAGCTGCTGCAGCTGCTCCGTCGATTCCCCGGTGATCCACTCGGGCTGCAGCGGGGAAGCAAGATGCAGCTGCGCACGGTTCGCCTCCACCTGCTCTGCCCGTAGCTCGATGCCGGTATACCGGCGCCCCAGCCGGGAGGCCACGATGCCCCGGACGCTGCCCCCGGCCCAGGGGTCCAGTACGTGCCCACCCGCCGGGGCAAACCAGCGGTACATGAGCTCCGTCAGTACCGGGTCGAAGATGCTGGTGCCGCCGCCGTCGTTCATGCGCTCCAGCCGGCCAGCCCACACCGACGCCAGGATTTCCTTGTCCGCCATTTTGCGGCCCTCCGCAGCCACCGCGGCGTTCTTCACCTCGTACCAATTCCGGTACATCGTCTGCGGGCTCTCGTACACCAGCGCACCATCGCGCCCGAGCTCGGACTGAATGCCGAGGGCTTTCCAACCGTCCTTGCGTTCCTTCCAGCTGCCCTGCCGGGCGTCCAGCACACTGAACGGCGGCACCCCGAACATGTCCGCAAGGTTGCCCTGCGGCTTCGTTTCCTTGCTGCCCGTCAGGTCGGCTACCTCGTAGTCCTCCAGCCCGGGAATCGTCTCCCGCCAATCCGGCACACCTTCCAGCAGTGCCGCCATGGCCTCGGCGTCGTTGGTGGCCGCATCCGACAGGGCGTTGTCGGTAAGCACGATGCGGGTAGCCTCGTCGTCGGACACGTCCACGAAGGTCGCCGCGATTTCAGACCAGCCCAGCTCGCGCGCCGCCTGCAGGGTGTGGTTGCCGGCGATCACGACACCGGAGTGCAGCCGGGCGGTGATGGGCTTGTACTGCCCGAATCGGTTCAGGGATTTCTTGATGCGGGTCACGTCACCGCGGCGGGCGTTGCCCGGGAAGTAGCTAAGCGAGTCGGCCGGCACTGCCAGCGGGCGCAGGGTATCGGGGATGTGCGGTGCGTCCTGCTGCGTCTCTTGGGGTGCCATAGTGTCCTCCGGGGGCGATGGGTCCGTATGGAACCAGCATAACCCCGAGAGGGGGTCTGAAATCTGTGCAGCCCTGCGCTTGGCTACCACGGCGGGCAAGTTGGGGCCCTTTGTTGCGATCTTGACCCCCCTCCCCCGGGGGAGCACATTTACTCTATGTTGTCAAGCCACCCCAGGCCTGCCCGGCGGGCCCGCGTATACTCCACTTCTTTTTCTTTGTGGTGTGTGGTGCATAGCGTCTGCAGGTTGCTGTCGTCGTACAGCGCACCACCATCTATCGGTCGCAGTATGTGGTCTACTTCCAGATCATCATGTGTGCCGCATACCTCGCAGTATGGGTAGTAGGCCAGGTGTGCACGCTGTGCCTTGCGCCATAGGTATGGGTTCAGTACCTGGTTGCGGTGGCTGGTGTTGGCCCATGCCTTCCGCTGGTGTGCGTCACACCTGCCCTGCCGTGTGGCCATGGCACCACACCCCCTGTCTGCACAGCGGGTGGGTGCGCTATATGGCATAGTCCGGGGGGGTACTGTCTGTGGT